AATAAAGGTTCTTCATGGTCTATATCATATAATTTAACTGGTGATAATACAGGTGTAATTTTTAATATTACAACGTCTGGTCAATTAGTTTATACTTCACCAACTTATCCATCATTTAGTTCATTGTTATTTAAATATAAATATATAACTAATTAATTTAAAAACTAATTAATTAAAAAACTAACTAAATATTTAAAATGTTAAAAAATAAAAGATATTCGTACAATGATTCTTTAAATTATTTCAATAATAAATTTACAAAAGAATTAGTTAGTGTAATAGATAAAAAAAATAATTATATAAAGGTTAAAAAAGATAAAAAAATATTAGATTGGGAGAAATTTATATATTATAAATTAAAAGAATTTAGAAAAATATTTGTTCCAGATACTATTTTTAATGACAATGATTGTATATATAAATTAAATAATCTTGTTTCTTTACGTTATTTTTTAAATAATAACAAAGACCATTTTTCATTTATAATTAATGAAATATTTTCTTATACTTATTCATTTTATTATTCTTATTCATTTGTACATGGTAATTTACATATAGATAATATATTTATAGATCCATTATCATTTTTTAAAAAACCATGTTTTTTTTTTGTAGATTTATCAAATTCATATATTATAAATTGTAGACATTCTATGCCAGAATACAATCGTTCATCATTTTTATTCGAGTATGACTTAAAAACATATGATTCAAATTTTATATATTGGGATATATTTACATTATTTTTATCTTTAAAAACTTTTATTAATAGTTTTAAATTTACAAAAAATCCAGATAAATATATTAATTTATTATATAAATCAACATATATGTTTCTTAAAAAAGAATTACTTGATAAGATGACAGATACATATGTAAATGAAGAAAATATAGAATTATTGTATAATTATATTGAAAATTAATAATAAAAATCTGTATATAATTTATTAAATCTACTTGGTTCATAATATTTTATTCCATTATAATTTACAAATTTTGTTCTTGAATGTATTCCTCTTTTTTTTATATTTAAAATATAATATTCATATATTTTATTTATATTTTTTTGTAATAAAATATCTAAACGCTTTATAGATTTATTAAGTACATCTATAACATTAGATGTTTTATGTATTTTATGTATATAATTATGCATATTATTTATTACATTTTTATGTAAAACTAAAACATTCTCTAACATTTCACTTGTATTTTGTGGATATTCATTTGTTTCAGAATAATAATATTCAATTTCGTATTTTAATTTTAAAATATTATTTATTCCATTCATCATTGTAAAATATAATTTTTTATTTAATTCTAATATGTCTTTATTATTATATAAAAATGTAATTAAATCTGCGTCTAAATATAAATATTCTAATTTCAATTTATTATACATTTTCTGTTTTTCAACATTAGATATTTTATTATATTTTTGTATCGATTTAATTTCTTCATCTACACTTTTATTTACCATTTCTTTTAAAGTATTTAACTGTAGTAATAATATATTATTAATATCATTTAAACTATTATTTTTTTCTTCTATATAATAATTTAATATAATAAGTATAAATGCACTTGCTATTATTACATCTACATAATTATTTTCAAAATAAAATCTAAAAAAACTTATTATTAAAATAGTTATTACAAATACTTGAAATTTTAAATGTTTATTATATTCTCCAGTTTTATTGAAAAATAAATCAATTATTGTTTTCATTATATTATTATATTACTATATTATATTATTCATTTTATTGATTATTAATATAATATGAATAATGAAATTTTATTAATATATAATATTATTCCAATTCTTTTTAATTTTATAGATTGTTTTATTTTTGTTACAGATTTATCATTTGATATAATATTAAAAAATAAAAAATCTGATCATTTTTATAAAGATATTAAAAATTTAAAAGAAATTAAATCATTTAATCTAGAATCTATAGTAGATTATAAATCAAATTCTTATATATATTTAAAATCTTCAACTTTGGTACATTTACAATATATTAAAATAAACAATTATTATTTATTTATATTACATTCTGATATTGACAATAACTTAAGTAATCCTGATAAATGTTATTTAAAAAAGGTTTTTTCAAATATAAAATCACCTTTGAATAATATTATAAACACACTTTCATTTTTAGAAGAAACTAAATTATCATCTAATCAAGAAAAATATATAAATCATATAAAAGATTCATCTTTGAATATTATCTCGGTTATAAATGATATAACAGATATAACAAATATTACAAAAAATAATATACAATTACATATTACACAAAATAATATAAATAATTTTATAAATTCATTAAATGATATTGTTCATAGTAAATTACTTGATAAAAATAATTTACGATATAATTATATAATTGACAATCATGTACCTAAAATAATCAATTTTGACAAGGAACGTCTTTTACAAATAATTATAAATCTAATTGACAATGCCATTTATTTTACAAATGATGGAAATATTTCATTGTATATTTACGAAACAGATTATGAATCTTATTTAAATTTTTGTAATAAATATAAATTTACACCATTATTAAATAAAACTAATGTTTTTTATATACGTTTTAATATTTCAGATACTGGTTGTGGTATTCCTGAAGATATATATTTAAATATTTTTGAATTATTTTTTAAATATTCAAATAAAACAAATAAAAATGGACTTGGATTATTTATTTGTAAAGAATTAATAAAATTAATGAATGGTGTAATTTGGTTAGATTCATCAGAATTAAACAAGGGTTCTTGTTTTTCTTTTATTTTACCATTATTTTCTAATTTATTAATAAAAAATGATAATGAAAATTCTAATGAAAATAAAATATCAAATGAAAAAAATACCTTTAATGTATTATTATACAAATTAAATAATAATGATATAATTTTTTTTTTAAACAATTTTAGTAATTCTAATATTAATTTTATTATATGTAATAATAATTCTGATTTATTGAATGTTGTAAAAAATAATAAAATTTTATTAGGATATATAAATCCTATTGAATTTTCTAATTTGAATTTATGTCTAAAATTTCCATTAATAGGTATAGGTACATCAAATCAAGTTTTTGATTTTATAATAGATAGTATAAATTATCCTTTATGTACTCAAAAAATACATGAAACTATTAAACATTATATACCTTACTCTAATAAAATTAAAAAACAAACATTATCTATTTTAATTATAGATAATATTCATTTAAATCAAGTAACTTTATCAAAATGTTTAAGAAATCTTGGTTATGAAAATATTGGTATTTTCAATGACTTTATAGAATGTAAAAATATTATAATTGAAAATAATATCTATATTATTTTCTTAAATCTAAATCAATATACAGATAATAAATTTAACATTATAGATTTTATCAAAAAAAACAATTTACATATTTATATTTGTTTAATTACAACAGAACTTTCAGATTCTTCAAAAATTAAATTAATTAATAATGGATTCAATGATTTTTTAATAAAACCAATTGATTCTAACAAATTAAAAAATATATTAAATAAATTTTATATTTGTCATTGATTAGTAATATGCATATTTATAATTTTATATATTTGATTTTTAACATCTTTATGTAATAACTCATTTTCTTCATTACTAATATAATCATTATTAATTATATTATCAAATTTATAATCATCTAAATCAATTTCAGAAATATGTTTTTGTATTTCTAAAGAATTTTTTTCATTTGTAATTCTCTCTTTATTCCTCAATGGTGCTTCTATACGTATTAGTAATCCATTTTTACTTTTAATATATTCTGCTTCGTTTTTAAACCGTACGTCCATTATAATAAAAGCTTGAATACCTCTTTTACTATAAATATCTGTCCATTTGTCAACATAATTAATCCAAATATTATCTCCATATTTATCTCTACCATTTTCAGTTCCTTCCTTTTGTAATAATCTACGTATATTTTCATTTTTTGTATCATACATATCAAATAAATTTATATTATGTTTAACACTTGTATTTACTTTAATTTGATCAGCAAATGCTATCATTAATGTTTTAATATTTTTTTTTTCTAAATATGGCATTAATATATTATGAGCTATATAATCTTTTCCTACACCCATTTTTCCACTTAATCCAATTAAAATTTTACTAGTATTCATATTATATTTATTCTGATAGTCTTTTAAATAATTTTTCAAACATTCGTTTTAAAGAATCATATATAGGTTCTTCGTCAAAATCAAGTGATTGTATATATTTCATATATACAACAAATTCCTTTGGCATATTTTTACATAATTCTTCGCAAGAAATATTCATTTTTTTCTCTCCTATTAATCTATATCTTTTAGTTTTATCATTTTCTCTTATACCTTGCCATGGTAATTTACCTTTATATAAATATATAAGTAAATACCCTATTGCTTCTAAATCATCTTTCCTACTTTGATCCATACATAAATGTGCAGTTCTACTTGCATATCTTGCAGTTCCACAAAATTTACCAATATGTGTTTGTTCTATATGTTTATTATTTTTTTTAATATATTTTTTTGCTAGACCAAAATCTATACAATATAATTTTTTATTATTTTCTTTTCCTAAAATAAAATTATCTGGTTTAATATCTCTGTGGATATATCCATTTTCATGTATATATTTTATTATATCCATTATTTGTATAGCATAATCAACTACATGTATTAAATCTAGTTTTTTCTTTTCTTCTATTACTTTTTCTAACGAATTACCTAACAAATCCATTACTATTATTTTATTATCTTGATATTGTGATAATTTAACATTTACCACCCCCTTTTCTGGATTTGATAATTTTTTATATATTTTTACTTCTTCTAATAATGATTTTTGTTTATCTGGATTTTCTTTTAATATTGGTATTTTCAGTGCAACCTTTTCTTTTGTTTTTATATTTTCTGCTTCAAATACTATACCAAATGCACCAGATCCTAAAAATTTTAATATTTTATATTTATTTATATTTTTACCTATCATTTCTTTAATCTCTTCTTTGTTCATCCTTTTAATTAATATCATAAATAAAAAAAATGATTTTTTTTACTTTGTTATTTACATAAATATATTTTATTCTTATTTATACATATATTTTTATATAAATTTACAAAAATGATTTATCTTTCGTGGAAACCTGTAGGTATTACATCTATTAGTTTTATTAAAAAAAATTTTAATTTTAATAAATCAACTTGTTCTGGTAAATTAGATCCTTTAGCTAGAGGATTTATTCATATTCTTACTAATGATGATACTAAATTAATGTCTTATTTTATGACTTTAAATAAGATTTACAGATTTAATTTAATTTTAGGCATCGAAACAATTTCTCACGATCCTTTAAGTTCTGTACTTCAATTACATGATACTTCACATTTAAATATTGATGATATTTTACAAGATTTACATTTTTTTATTAGATCTTATTCTGTACAAACAATTCCTTTAGTTAGTTCTTACATTTATAAATACAATAATATTAAAAAACCTTTATGGTGGTTTTATAAAAATAATTATACTAATATTTCTTTGCCTTTTAAACAAGTATCTATTATAAATTATAATGTTTTTAAACCTAAATATATCAAATTAAAAACTTTATCTAAAAATATTTTATTTAATTTAAATAAAGTTCATAAATATTCACCTGACATTAATTCGAATGATTCTATTTTACAATGGATTGATTTAAAATCTTTATCACCAAATTTAAAATTCATTGTTATTCCATTAGAGTTACATGTTTCAAGTGGGTTTTATATTCGTCAATTTTGTCATGACTTTGGTAAATTTATCAATTCGTGTGCAATTGCTAATAACATTACCCGTATTAAAATTATTTAGTTTATCTTATTATATCATTTATCATTTTATCTACTTTATTATTTCCAAACCATAGTTTCCATTCTAATGACTCTTTATCAATTGGTTCTGTTTGATGTGAATTAATATGTTGTATCCATATATTTAATCCTTTTTTTTCACAATTATCTTTTAATTTTAATATATTTTGTATTAAAATTTTATTTTTTACTTCTTCATTTTTTGAATTTTTCCAATTATTTTTTTCCCATTTTTTGTACCATTCAGTAATACTTTTTATTGCATATTCAGAATCACACACAACAATTGTCTTTACTCCATTAAATAGTTTGTAATTTTTATAAACTATTTCATATGCATTATATAATGCTATTAATTCAGCTTGATTATTTGTAGATCCTATATTTAATTCTCCAAATCTATCTAATTTATCATGATCCTCTACTATTACACCCCAACCTGTCCTTCCTTTTCCATTGTCTTTACTTGCTCCATCTGTAAATATATATTTATTACCTTTATTTATATATCCTATTATATTTTCATCTTTTATCTCAAGTATTTTATCCATATTACTTATTGTTTTATATTCTTTATTTTTTAAACTATTTAATTCGTTTCCTATTTTTTTTAAAGATACTAAATAGCCATCTTTTATTACATTTTTTAATGTTTCTATAAATTCAGGATATATTCTATCTATTTTTCTGTTTATCAAATCATCATACAAAATTTTAATATCTAATACTGGATTATGTGATACATCCTTTCTTTTATATTTTTTACCTACAAACCAACTTGTCAATTTATTTTTTTCATAACAATGACCCATATCTAATATATATAATGTCTCTCCTTTATCTGGTATTATATATTCATCCTTTTCTATTATATATTTATGATAACTTTCTATATTTTCTTTCTGTATCATTATATTTTCACTATGTAAATCTAAATGTTTCATTGTGAAATATTTTCTCATTGTATATAATCCACTTACTAATTGGAAAATTAGTATTTTTATATGTGTTATATTTATTCTATTATCGCCTGTTTTATTTTGTAAATAATCTATTAAATTTATTCCATTTATATATTCTATATAATTATATATCTTATAAGGATAATCTTCATTACATATCCTATTTCTTTCTTTTACTATTGTTTCATATGTTATAATAAAATGTCTATTTATTTGATTTAATACAATATAAGAATATAAAATATTACATAATATTTCTATAAATTGACTTTTTTTTAATGCAATATTAGAATACATTTTTTCTGGTTTTATATATTTTTTTATCATTTTATTCACATATGTTTTTTTTCTTACTATCTTTATATTATCCCCAAAATCTAATAAATAAACATAACCTTGACCACCTACACCAATCATTTTTTTATTAAATTTTTCATGATTTATTTTTCCATCGCTTAAATAATCTACATAATGATTGTATAATTCGAATCTATCCATATTAATTTATATCAATAAATTATTATTTATTGATATATTAATATAATGATTAATAATTTATCTATTATTACAACTTTAATTGTTTTAATGTTTTTTTTATCCGGATTTGAAAAATTATTTTCATTTAATAGTAGTGTTATCTCTTTACAAGAAAAAACTATACAATCATTCCCTTTGAATTTTTATAAATTTATAATATTATTAGTTATTTTAATAGAAATTATAACACCTTCTATTATTATGTATTCATCTTTTACAAATAAATATAAAAAGTTATCTTATTATAGTATTTTATCATTAGTTATTTTTACACTTTTAGCTACATTTATTTACCATCCTTTAAATATTTATTCTTATAAAAAATCTATACCATTTTGGGCTAATATGTCTATATTAGGTGGTTTATTACTTTTATTAAAAAAAAATTAAATATAAATTTTCATATAAATTGTTATATGAAAATTTATTAAATATAAATAAAAATATTTTTTAAATTATTTATAATTACAGATTCAAAGATCTTGTTACACCTGGTTTATTGTTATTTCCTAAATATTCGCGATTCATTGTTTCAGCAAATTTAATCTCTTCATTTGTGTTATTTTCGTATAAATTTGTTTGCACTGTATTATTATACATATTTTGTATTTCATTATTTTTTTGCATTTGATATTCATTTAAATTATTATTATTTATATTCGTTTCATTATTGCATTTTGTTATTTCAACTAATTCCACAATATCTCCTGAATATCTAGAAGAATTATTATATTGTGAATTAAATTGTTTCAATGAATCGCTACGTGGTTGTACATTTAAACGCGTTTGTTGTATTCCATTATAACTTGAACCATTTGATAAACCATTTACTCCTCTTGGATTATATACAACAATATTTTCCTTTTCCTTTTCTTTTTTAAGACGAATAAAATAAATTATAAACATACACAAAAACACAGAAAATAATATACTCCCAAATAAACTCCAAAAAATAACAATATTATTATCACTTTCATTAATACTTTCTTCAGGTGTTAAAGTAGTAAAGGAAGGAACATTTCCAGATAAAGTTGTAGGAATGTTTTTAGAACCATTACTGGTAGAAACAGTTGAATTAATATCTGTAAAAAAAGAAATATTTGTTGTAGTAGTGGTAATTGGTGTATTAGTCGTAGTTGTTGTAGTTGTTGTAGTTGTTGTAGTAATTGTAATACTAGTTGTTGTAGTAGAAATACTGTTAAGAGTTGTTGTATTTGTAGAAACATTAGAAGACTGTATATCTGAAGTTTGTGTAATTACAGAAGATATACCAACATTTGACGACATTTTTATTTATTTTAAAATTTTAAAAATAAAATATTCATTTTTTTCAATGATATTTTATTTTTAATAAATTATTTAATTTTCATAATATAAATACAATGGTTCTTCTGTTTTTAATTCTTCATAATTTTTATTCAAATACTCTTTTAATATTTTAATTAATTTTTCTTCTTTTTCTTCTTTACTAAATTTTTTATTGTCTGGATTATATCTAATAAATTTACAAGGTAATCCAATAGACATTTGTATATTATTCATACGAATTAACTCACAATTTTTATCATATTGTTTATGTGCATTTTCATCAACTTCTACAATTATAAAGAATGTAATACAATCAAATACAAAGTCAGGTCTATACTTATAACAACAATCATTTTGTATGTATTTATTGTATGTATATATTAAATTATGTTTATCAAATAATTTTTTTACATTCAATTCTTTTGTTAATTGAATTTTTGGTTTATTTGTATTACAATATGAACATAGATAATTTGTTTTATTTGTAACATAAAATAATTTACAGTTAGTACATTTAGTACATGAGAGATTTTCCATATTATCTTTTTTATGTAAGTTACAATAAATTCTGACTTTAGTATTTTTATAACTGTAATATGCAATATTTTTACATTGTACCGTATTATTCATATATTTACATTTTGAATGTTTAGAATCAATCATTCCATCTTCTTTATGTTGTGTACAGTAACGTGGGGGTAATCCTTCATAATTATATGTAGGTGATTTTCCACACTCTTCAACTGTTGTCATACATTTAATTTTATTATTTACATCTGTCATATCATTGTTTTTATGATCTTTACAATATAACGGTGTTTTTCCATTATCATTATAAAGTGGTCGTTTATCACAATTTTCAAAAATACACAATTTATGTCTAGAATCTACCATTTCATCTGTTTTATGAATTTTACAAAATTTTGCTGGTTGGTTTTTTAAATTATAACTAGCAATAAAAGTACATTTATTATTATCTTCATTAAATTCACATTTTTTATGTTTTACATTAATCATATTGTCTTTTTTATGTATTTTACAAAAACGTTTAGGTAAATTTTCATAATTAAATGACGGTGTCAAATAACAATCATTTTCAATACAATATTTAGTTGAAATATTAACCATACCATCTTTTTTATGTTTACAACAATACAATGCTGGTTTTTGAAAAAGTACATTGTATTTTGCACTTGTCGAGCAATTTTCTTCTTTACAAATTAATTCATTCATTTGATATAACTAATTAAAATTAATTTTTATTTTTTTATATTATAAATTTTTTTATATAATATAAAAGTTTGTATAAAAACTCGTTTAGTTTGAATATGCTAATCCGCCCATCCCTGAAATGAGTTTTAGAACATTGTAGTTTACAGCGTAAACACGAAGTTTGAAAGCGTTGGATGAGGTAGTAGTGTTAAGAAGAAGGGTTGCGTTATCAATACGGGACATATTGACGGAACCGGATGGTTGATGCTCTTCAGGGTTAAGAGCAAATGAGTATACGTAGATACCAGTTGATGGAACGGCAGTGTGGCACTGGTATGGTTGTACAACGTTGAAGTAACGTGCTTTTTGGACAGTGAAACGATCATGTCCATTGAATTGGAGTTTAGCATCAACAATGGTATCAACACCTGATGCGTTGGTGAAGGTAGACCAATCGTTAGCAGCTTCACGAGCAGCAGTGTGAAGAACCCAAACGAACTCTTTGCAAGGATGGTTGAAAAGAAGTTTGGATTTGACTGATGAGTTAGAGAATGACTCATCACCACTGAATTGGAGTTGCTCAATAAGGTACTCGTGTTGAGATTGAGCAAAGAGACGACGCTCATCATCATCAAGGTATACATACTCTACAAGAAGGTTAGCATTTGCGAATGCTGGTGTAGCTGGAGAGATAGAACCAGCTGAAAGAGTATAACAATCAGTTACACGACGGAAAGTTACATTGAATTTAACTTCATGATATTGAAGAGCAATGAGTGGGAGAGCAAGACCTGGGTTGCGGTTGAACCAGAATTGAAGTGGAACATAAACAGTGTATGCTGGAGTAGTTTCGCCAGCAGAGTTGTTATTAAGAGCATCTACATTACCAATCATAGTATCGTAACCAGCAGCTTTTTCTGCGGTTTGGGTAAGCTCATTCCAGATAGTAAGCCACTCACCATAATGTCTGTCAATAACTTGACCACCAATCTCTACAGCTACTTCCTCAACAAGAACATGACCAATGTTCTCAACCCAGTTGAAGTTACCACCAGTTGGGTCAACTGATGGAAGATCAACAACAAGGTATACGTGGTGAATTAAATCACCATTACGTGAAACAGTGCATTGAACTTTTTTACCGAAATCTGCTGTTCCGTTAAAAGTTTGCTCAACTACTTCAGTTGCAAAGTTAGAGTGACGACGATGTGCTACTTTAAAGAAAGTAACCTCGGGTTCACCAGTAAGATATTTGTCTTGGGCGCCATAAGCGACGAGTTGCATTAATCCTCCGTTTGCCATATTTTGCGGTTTATACATTATGTCAAGAAAATAAATTTTTGGAATTAAACACAAAAATAAATTAATAATGTATATATTAATTTATTTTAATTTATTACAAACTTTTAAACGATTCATGCTCGTGTAATATATTTATTACTTCTTTAAATTATTTTAATAATTTACACTTATAAATACTTTAATATATTTATTATTTCTTTAAATTATTTTAATTAATTTTCATCATAAAATAAATATTCTATTTCAACACTTTTTTCAATTTCATATTCTAAATATTTATTTACAAATTCTTTTAACTTTTTTAATCGTTTCGTCCATTCTCCTTTTTTATTGTTTTTAATTTTTCCATTAGTATCAATACAACTTGTAATAATTTTATTATTTTTATCAATGTATGCATCTGGGTTAAATCTAATTACAACCATTTTACGATATTCTAATGCATTATAAATTTCCATTAATCTTTTGTTCTCACATATTTCTTCATAATCTCTATGCTGATTTTCATCTACTTCAATAATAATATATTGAAATCCCATATCAATAAATATATCTGGACGTCTTCTAATACAACTATTTTCAATCATTTTATCAAATGTCAATGTGATATATTCAAAATTTTCTTTTATATATTCCCCAACTAATCTTTCTTTATTTTTATATCTTCTTGATACATACTTATCTGGAAATAAATGAGTATAACAATAAGCACAATAACCTTTGTAATTTTTATTTGATACTATTGTATTGCACCAAATTGATATACACTTTATACTAACAACATCAATCATATTTTCTTTTTTATGTTTTACACAATATATTCCATTTTTCTCATTTTCATAATTATAAATAGGTATTTTATTACATTCAGAAAAAATACATTTCATATGTTTTACATTGACCATCCCATCCTTTTTATGTTCATAACAATACAATCTTTCAGTTTCATTTTCATAATTATAGGTCGGTGATGAATTACAATTGGTTTCTTTGCATGTTTTACTTTTAACGTTAATCATTACATCCGTTTTATGATTTTTACAAAATTCACGTATTTTTGAATCAATATTACTATATACAGCATTTTTATTACACTTATCAAATTTACATTTAACATATCCAATATTTATCATACCATCTTTCATATGTGTTTCACAATAAATAGGTGTTTTTTCATTTTCAAAGTTAAAACTAGGTCTTATTAAACAATCTTTTTCAATACATTTTTTATGTATTTTATCAATCATATTTTCTTTTTTATGAGATTTACAATATATCGCAGTTTTTACATTTTCGTAATTAAAAGTTGCTCTTTTATTACAATCTTTTTCAATACAATATCTAGGCATATCAGTTTTAAACTATTCTTTTAATTTATTTTTAAAATTTTAATTTTTTCATTTTTAATATTTTAAATGATTTCTACAAACAGATTCATAATGTTCACCACCTCCTATATATATACCAGTTGATGATACAAGTTTATTTACTAAACGGGTAAATAATGCTTTATTATTACAATATTTACAATATGTAAATAATTCTATTATTTCATCTGACATTGATAATAATAAACATATATCTCCTAAAGGACGCATTAAGTAATCTGATTTTAATCCTGCAACTATAAATTTTTTATTTACATTATGATTATTTAGTGCATTATATATAAATTTAAATAAATCACTAAAAAATTGACCTTCATCTATTATAATAATATCAGCCTCATTATAATAATTATTCAACTCTTTATTAAAATATAATTCTTGTAAATTATGTAACATTAATGAACTATAAAATTTATTATCATGTGTTCTAAATGCGTCCATTTCAATTTCATATCTTAAATTATCATTTCTATGGTTTATACATAATATTTTACAATCCTTATACTTTTCTATTTCACTTAATAGATATGTTGTTTTTCCAGAAAACATAGGTCCTATTATAATTTTAAGACTCATTGTATTTATTTTTACCAATTAAATAAATAAATAAATTAAACTTTTAAATTTAATTTATTTATTTTATATACTTTTTTCAATCCATTTTTTCAATTTTATATTATCCGTATTATAAACAATATCAATAATATTTTCAAATCTTATTTTTTTTTCTTTTTGCATTAGTTCTTCTAAAATATTATCATCTCCAAATAATAATAATTTTTCAATTATTTCATCATTATATACAAACATATTATTTCTTATTAAATATACAATAGTTCTTTTAAAAAATATAGTATCTTGATGTAATCCATTTATCAATGATTTTATTGAATAAATCATCATTTCTTTATTTTCTTTATTATATATTTCTTTAATAATTCCATTATGATGTAATCTTATAAACCATAAAATACCTTTCTTATCAAGATTATAACATACATACATAAATCCATGTTTGTATTTTATATTTAACTTTTTTTTAGTTATCAACCATTCCATAACATTATATTTTTTGTATAAACATATATTATCCAAAAATCTATTAGAATAATATATATACAATCCACTATTAATCCACCATTCTATTTTTTTTATATTTCCTGATACTGATAATATATCAATTGTATAAATTTTGTTTTTAATTTTTATATAATCTTCCAAACCTTCATATAAAGTGTATTTTATTACATTCTTATATACTGTTATATTTTTACCTATATTATTTAAAATATATTCATCTTTATTATTTAAAAAAATTTTCATTAATTCTAATTTTTCTAATAAATTTTTTTTTTTAGATAATATTAAAATTATATAAGATTTCAATTCATATGGTAATTCGTTATTCATTTTGAATATTATTGTTATTTATGTTATCTTTTATTATTTTTTCATTTTTTAAATCTTTAGAAGTATATCTTTTTACTTTATTTACACAGATCATTTTTATCAATATATTATCGTATTTTGATGAACTTTTATATATATTATTATTAATTATTTTTTGAAGTTCGTTTTCATCTTTATTCAAAATATTAAAATATTTATCTATTGATTTTATATCAAATAATTTTTTATTTGAAATTAATTCGTATACACATATACCTAAACTCCATACATCTATTTTATAATCATAATTTAATAATCTTAAATCATTTTTGTATATTTTTGTAACCAATTCAGGTGCCATATAACAAGGTGTTCCACATTTTATATAGTATAATTTTTTAAATATATTTTCAAAAATACCATTTCTGTATAACGATTGGTTTATACATGAAAATCCAAAATCAGAAATTTTAAATTTAAAATCTTTTGTCACTAATATATTAGACAATTTTATATCTCTATGGATTATAGAATTTTCATGTAAATAACATAAACCATTTAATATATCTTTTAAAAATTTATCTATACTATTAAAATCTAAACCACCGTATAAATTTTTTTCTGTAGTATTTTTTAACAATTTTTCAACATCGTATTCACATCTTTCTAATTTTATAAAATATATATTATTATATATATTATATCCTTGCATTTTTACTATATTATCATGATTAACTAATGTTAATATTATCACTTCATTTTTTAATAATTTTTGTATAGTTTCATCTTCCATTTTGTCTTTGTATTTTTCATAATGTACCTTTTTTACAATGTAATCAGTACTATCTGATATAAATACATCACTTTTATAACCTTTACTTATTGGATTACTAAGCTTATACATAATATATTATTCCTAATTGATTTAAATTATTTAAAATTTTTATTTAAATTAAAAAAATATTCTAATGTACTTTTATACCCTTGTTCAATTAATTGTAATTTATTTTTTTTATTCATGTCAAAATTAATTATGTTTATATTACAATTTATAACTAAAACATTTTTATAATTTAAATCATGTTTTTGTTTAATAGATTCTCTTAATAATTTATATAATATTTTTATATAATCTATTAAACTTTTTATTTCAGTATAATCAAATTTTTCATTTTTCAATAAAATACCATATCTCATATCATTGTATTCCCATGGAAAATTATTTAATACAGCACCATCTATATAATTACCTTTCAATGTAAAAACAAATGGTATTGTAATTGCTTGTCTAATACAATCAATTACTTTTAAATCACTCGTTTTATCTATAGTTAATTGGTTGACTTTTTTTAAATCTGTTACTACTATTTGTAATTCTTTATTATATTTTTCATAAAGTTCTTTCATACTAATTATTTTTGAACATTCTTTTTTTTCCATTAATTCTTCAATCCATTCAATTAATTTTTCACCGTTATCTAAACCATATCCATTTATTAGATTTGATAACTTCATTTTTTTTAATTTTTTAAAATTTTTATTGATTAATATTTTTTTTAATTCTTCATATGTATATCCGATTATCATCATTAATCCAAAAACACTTCCTATAGATATACCTTTAATTAATTTTATATCCAATTTTATTATTTCCCATTTTTCTAAATCTTCCAATCCTTTTAAGAAACCACAATATACAATACCTTTTACACCACCACCACTTAATAATAATTCTTTTATAAGTATAGTCATTATTTTTTAATTATATTAAATATTTCATTAAATTTCATATTATCTAATTCATCTATTTTAAATTTTAATTCTTCTAAATTGTTATTATATATTAATATACAATGATTTATATAATCAATTTTTATTTTATGTTTATTTTCTATATATTCTAAAAATAAATTTATATCAATTTCTTTATCATCATGATGATATATAAAATCTTTTATTTCATTTGTTATTTCCAATAATATATCAGTTTCTTTATTTGTTATACTCATATGTAATATATTTTCTCTTAAATCATTTAATTTTGATAAAAATATTTCATCTATTATATTCAATTCTTTATTAAATGTTTTAAATTTTTTAATATCATTATTATGTTTTATTTCATATTCAAAAATATCTATATTATTAAATGTTTTTTTCTTGATTTTTATATTATTATTTTCATTATATTCTAATAATTTTACAATATCTAATATTATTATATATAATTTAATAGAATATATACAACATTTTAAAAAATCATTATATATTTGATTGTAAATTTTATTTCTTAAGCAAAATGCAATATATAGTATATATAATTTAATAAGTAGTATAAAAATATAAATCATATTTAATTATTATAAATAATTATTATAAATAATATTTTTAATTTTAAATATTATTATATTATAAATATATGTTATCTTCATATAATTCTTTAATAAATTCAAATAATGGAATGAAAACTAAAGTATGGGGACCTAAATTATGGGATTTCTTATTTATAAGTATTTTAGGAGCATATCCTATTTCGATTGATAAATATAATAATAAACATTTAAAAATAAAAAAACATTTTAAAAAAATGTTCTTATCTTTAGAATCCACTTTACCATGCTCTTATTGTCGTGAAAGTTATAAATCATTTATAAAAAAACACAATATAAAACCATTTCTTAAATCTCGTTTATTATTATTTTACTGGTTATATCTTTTAAAAGATATGGTTAATAATAAATTAATACAACAAGAAAAGGAAAAATTCTTAAAAATATCTAAAAATATCACTGATAAAAATGAACTTTCTATATTACGTAAAAAGATTTTTTATACTAAACCATCTCCTTCATTTGTATCTGTTTTATTACATTATGAACAATATCGTTCAAATTAATGCTTCTTATATTTTAAATATATTAATATTATTTTAGAATTCTTATTAATATATTTTAATTTTTAATTTTCTTTATATTTATTTAACTAATTACAAATTTCCTACGACCTGCACCCATAGGTTGCTCATAACTTGATTTTAAAAATGGTGAAACATCTTCTTTAACTATAGCTGGTGCTGAACGAATATCATGGTATGGTATTTTATTTGTTTGTACAACTGTATCTATACCAGAATGTTTTCCTGCAACTAATAATTTACGTTCTTTTAATATATTAGTTACTTGATTCTCTTTGTCAAATTCATTTACATTTTCGTATGATGGTAACATTGATGCATCTACAGTAGTATCAACTGGACCAAATTGTGCTTGTAAATTGTCTGCTAATTCATTTGAAACTGGTTCAAGTCCCTCTACTTTTTTATAGTTGAAGTATAAACCAATCATAACAAGTATTACAATTACTATAATTACATTTTTATTCTGGAAAAATTCTAATACATTCATTATATTATATTATATTATAATAAAATAAAAAATAAATTTAAATATAACTATTTTTTATTTTAATATGGATGATTTTTATAAATCAGAAAATAATTTATTAGAAAATAATAAAGATTATTATGATAATATATCTGATGATTTTGTAGAAGAATCAATTATTTTTGATAATCATATAGATACATTACATATTGATAATAAAACTTTTAATTTACCAGATAATTATTTAATTGATACATTATCAACTATAATAGTTGATCTATCAATAAATTATAATATTCTATACATTACATTAACATCAAATGATATATATAATTTATTTGTTTATTTATTTTGTGATATCAATTTATTTTCAAATTTAGATTTTAATGAATTAAATTATTTGGAATATCTATTAAATAATAATATTACTAATATAGAAACTTTAAATGATTATTATATATTTAATAACAATGATGAATTTGAAGAAATAAATTTTATACATGATAACTCAAAATATAAGGATATATTAGAATTTTATAATGACAACAAATCTTCATTAATTAATTCATTTAATTATACTTATTATAAATTTTATAATTATATACCAGGATTTAAAAATAATTTTAATTTGACATTATGGATATATTTTTCATATCTTTTAAAAAATAATTAAAATTTAAATAAATAATAAATTATTTATTTAAACTAATGATAACAACATGCTGTATTGATGTAGGACTAAGAAATTTATCTTTATGTATAATGAATTCAAATTATGAAATATTATTATGGGATATTTATGATGTTTTTGAATCGTTTGAAAGAATATGTACTGCTAAAATGAAAAACAATAAAATATGTAATAAAAAATGTAGTTACAAATATAGTAATAATCAAAATATAGAATTATATTCTTGTAAATTACATTTTCCAAAAAATATTAAAATAACAAATAAAAATAAAATTATATTAAAAACAATAGATAAATATTTATTACAAGAAATTGCTTTTAAATTTATTTCTAAAATAGAAGAAATACATAATACAAATATTGATATTTTTAAATCATTAAATAGTATATATATAGAATTACAACCAAAATGCAATCCTAAAATGTTATTTATAAGTCATATTTTATACGGTAAATTAATAGAATTATTTAAAAATAATAATACTATAATACGATTTATTCGTGCAACTCAAAAATTAAAATCTTATGATGGACCTCCTCTAGTATGTAATTTAAAAGGAAAATATGCTCAAAGAAAATGGTATTCTATAGAATATGCTAAATGGTTTTTAGAAAATAAAGTTAAAAAATCTGAAAATGAAAAATGGTATCCTTTTTTTCAAAATTGTAAAAAAAAAGATGATATAAGTGATTCTTTAAATTTTGCTGTAAATATTATATTAGGTGTTTGTCCTTCTAAATTAAAACATAAAAATGGTAATGAATTAAAATAATAATATTTTTGTTTAAAATTAATTAATATTTTATTAATTAATTCTAATGATAGATTCCTCTATAAGCAATTTAAATATAAAGAAATTCAATCTTTCTTCTATTTTACCAGATTCTACTATTTTATGTATAGGTAGACGTAGATGTTTTATAGAAAATACAGAATTACTATCTTATAATGGTGATCCTATAAAAATAGAAGATGTTAATGAAAATACATTAATAATGGGTGACAATTCTTTACCTCGAAAAGTGTTACAAAAATCATCTTTCCATGATATTTCTTATATTGTTTCTAATAAATACAATGATAAATATTATGTAAATTCTCATCATATTCTTTGTTTAAAATATTTTAAAAAAAAATCAATTAAACATTTACCCTTAAAAAAATGTTTTGTTATAAAATGGTTTGATAATAACAAAATTAAACAATTTACAAAATTTTTCTATTATAAAGATGATAATTTTTATAACATTAAATCAAAATCTTTATTTTTTTATGATAAATGTAATGAAAATTTATTTGTTAATATTCCCGTTTCTGAATTTTTAGCATTGTCTAAAAAATTACAAAATCGTTTATATGGTTATCGTTCACGTGTTTTGTTCAACCCTGTTAATATTAATTTAAAACCATATATATATTCATATTTGTTTTTATTTAATTTTAACAATCTTCATTATTTCAATTGTAATATTCCAACTTATTTTTATAAACAATTTAATATAAATCATTTAGATAATTATATTAAAAATACAAAAAATATACGAATTGATTTTTTAAATTCTCTTTATTTACATTCTTCTTCATCAAATAATATTTTAAAAATATATATACCATATATTTATTTTAAACGTATAATTTTTATGATACATTCTTTAGCTTTAAATATTAAATATTATTATAATCATAATTCTAAATTAGGTTTTATATATTTTTATACGAATTTTCCTATTCGTGACGTACCTTATCAATCATATTTTAAATTATCTATAAAACAAAAATCATTATCAAAATTTTATAGTATAACTGTTAATAATAATAATAAATTTTTATTATATAATACACATGTTGTTCATAATAGTGGTAAAAGTTGGTTAATTCGTGATATATTTTATCATAAAAAATCCGTACCTTATGGTATTGTTTTTTCTTCTTCAGAACAAGCCTCACCATTCTTTAGTAATTTTATTCCTGATACGTTTATTTATTCTGAATTTGATTCTGAAAAAATACATAAAATATTTTTAAAACAATCTGAAAAAATTGCTTACTCGCGCGAAAAAGGTATAGGTAATAATGGTAAAACAGATGATAATAATGTTTTTATCGTTCTTGATGATATGTTACATAATGCTAATGTATGGAAACGTGATGACAATATGAAAAATATTATTTTTAATGGTCGTCATTATAATATTCTTTCTATTTTAACAACTCAATATGCCCAATCAATACCACCTGATTTTCGTGGTAATATGGATTATGTTTTTATTTTCAATGAACCATCTATAACAAATCGTCGAAAAATTTACGAAGCATATGCTTCATGTATACCTTCGTTTGATGGATTTTGTAATATTTTAGATAGATGTACGGAAGATCACTCTTGTTTAGTTGTAAAAACATTTTCATCTACAAATAATATTGAAGATCAAGTTTTTTGGTATAAAGCAGAAAATCAATCAAATTTTAAAGTAGGTGATCCCCGTTTCTGGTCATACCATTTTTCAAATTATAACATTACACACGATAAAAATCACATTGCTCAAGCAAAACAAGTTGCAAAATATCGTGAAAAATTTAAAAATAATAATAAATTAAAATATGTAGTAAATAAGTATGATGATGATGATACATCTTATTAATTTTTCTTAAATTTTAAATTTTTTATAAATAATATATTCTTATCTAATTTAACCATCCATATTACTTTATCTTTAGGATTTAATAACATTATATAATCAGGATAATTTACTTTATATAGTAATCCACCAAACCTAAATTTATAATTATCTATATTTATATATTTTATCCAATTTTTATAGATTTCTAAACTTTCTAATACCCTTTTCTCTCTTTTATTTTTTAATACATAATATCCTTCAATTTCTTTTTTAATATCTTTATTTCTCATTGTATTTTGTATACCTTTAGTAGTTTTCTCAAAAAATTTGATTTCATTTTCTATTTCCATTTCACTTGTTGTCATTTCACTTGTTTCCATTTCACTTGTTGTCATTTCACTTGTTTCCATTTCACTTGTTTCCATTTCACTTGTTGTCATTTCACTTGTTTCCATTTCACTTGTTTC